TAAAAGGGAGAGAGCAAATGAGTCAGCAACAACACTACGACCAGGTAATGATGCAACAACATCAACAAGAGGAGAGAGCAAAGATGAACTATAACGAACTACGTAAGATTAACGTATCAGACCATATTGAAAAAAAGAATGGTCTATCATACTTATCATGGGCTTGGGCTGTGGATACTCTTCTACAGCAAGACCCAACTGCAACATGGACTTATGGTGAACCTAAACAGTTTGGTGAAACACTTATGGTATTTTGCACAGTTAATGCGTTTGGTAAGTCTATGACATCACAATTACCTGTGCTTAACTTTAGAAACCAAGCTATTCCTAATCCTGACGCTATGGCAGTTAATACAGCTATGCAACGTTGTTTGGCTAAAGCTATTGCATTGCATGGTATTGGCTTATACATCTATAGTGGTGAGGATATTCCAGAGTCAGAACAGCCAACATTAAAAGCTGTATCTAGTAAGGACTTTCTATGATTGAGCAACGCACAGAGGAGTGGTTTCAGCAGAGATTGGGGAAGGTCACGGCTAGTCGTATTAGTGACGTAATAGCTAAGACTAAAACAGGTGTATCTACATCTCGTCAAAACTATCTTATACAGCTTGTATCAGAACGATTGACAGGTAAGAAAGGTGACAGCTACGTTAATCAAGCTATGTTAGACGGAATAGAAAGAGAAGATGCTGCTAGAAAATTGTATGAAATAGAAAGAAATATATCTGTTTCAGAAGTAGGTTTCTTTGAACACCCTGTATTGTCTATGAGTGGTGCTAGTCCAGATGGTGCTGTTCATGCACAAATTGAAGGTAAGTATGCAGGGCTTATTGAAATTAAGTGTCCCATTGAAACTACGCACACAAACACTTTGATGAGTAAGTCTGTTCCTAGTAAATATATTCCTCAAATTCAATGGCAAATGGCTTGTGTAGGTGCTAGTTGGGTAGATTTCGTAAGCTATAATCCAAATTTCCCTCCAGAGCTTCAGCTATTTATATCTAGAGTTGACAGAGATCAGTCTTATATATCAGAATTAGAAGTTGAAGTAGAGAAGTTTTTAGAAGAAGTAGAACAAACAATTATTAAACTAAAGGAGTAGTATATGGCACAGTATGACAACACAAATACGTTTACATTAAATAAGAACGATAAAGGAGATAATCCTAAACGACCAGACTATCGTGGAAAACTTAACGTAGACGGTATTGAATTTACATTATCAGGATGGGTAAGAGAAGGAGCTAATGGTAAGTTTATTAGCGGTTCTGTAGCAATAGCAGAAGCTAAGGGTGAGGCTAGAAGTAAACCTGCTGTTGAAGGTGCAGATGAGGATGTTCCTTTCTAGGAGCATCCCCATTGCATAACAATTACTTGTTCATTACGTACATAGTTACTTCAAAGCCAAAACGCATTTCTGTTGCTGCTGGTGATGTCCACATAGCGATTCTCCTTTCTTTTAGATTTGTAATAGAATTATACGCTTGTATGAGATTACTAGACACAAGAAAATCATGAAAGGACTATAATGGATATGCACCATTTAGAACTAGATATAGCGTGTTATGCAACTGCTGTTTATCACGAAGTTAATACAAGAACATTGGAGGAAAAAGTTGGAGTCATTAATGTTATACGTAATAGGTTACATTCTGGTCTTTGGGGTAATTCTGTATGCTCTGTCGTTTATGCTAATAATCAGTTTGCTGTGCAAGATGAGTCCCACCATCCAGTTAATGAAAAAGCGTATTTGGAGACTAAACTTTTGGTTATTGATACGATTGTTTACAATAAATATGCAAATCCGGTTGCAAATGCTTTATACTTTCATGATGATTCAATACCGCCTAAAAAGGTATGGTTTGGAAAAAGGAAGAAAACTCACATAGGAAGGATGGTGTTCTACTAATGGCTAAAAAAGAACCTGTAGCATGGCTTTACGAAGAGTTTGATGTTAAGACTGGTGACCTAAAGAAGTCTTATTTATGGTCATTTCATCCTAAAGAGTTGTCATATCTTAATGATTTAAAAAATGCTACACATCATATTAAGATTACACCACTATTTAGAGGTGATAAAATAGAAGAATATAAATCAATGAATAAGTATAGTGAAGAAACACAACGATTGATTGAAAGTAATAATGGACTCTAAACCACTTACACAAGAAGAAATTATCAAGGCATATAAAGAAGCATTTGGAAATGGTAATGCTATTTTAACTCTTGATAGATTATTTAAATTTGCTAGACTTATAGAAAAAGCTCATGGAGTAAAAGATGTACACTAAACTAGACGATCAAAGACAAGCAAAATTTATTATTAAATACATGAATGAACATCCTGGTTGCAGCATTAAAGAAATTGTGCAAGAATGCGTAACTAATAGAACAAGATTAAAGTATTTAGAAAGTCAAGGATATTTTAGTTTACCTAAATGGACTTATAGTAAAGAACTAGATAAACGTTTTAAGAATAGAGAGTATGTATCTGTAACTGTAGGAAGGGAGTATGGCAAATGGACAGGATATTAAAGATAATTGATTATATTATATACGCTTTAGTAATTGGTAGTATAATAGGATTTTTTTATGGTACGTATCAGGTGATTGATTTACTTTTTATAAGGGGATAGTTATGGTAGATATGGTGAATAGACCTCCACATTACTTAGTGGGTGGCATAGAGGCGATAGACGTAATTAAAAGTCGTTTAACAAAAGAAGAATACATTGGGTATCTAAAAGGATGTAAACTTAAATATGACTTACGTTATCCATTTAAAGATAATCCACAACAAGATTTAGAAAAGTCTGATTGGTATAAGAATAAGCTATTAGAAGCTACAAAAGATGAAGATGCTATTAATCCACCTGAAGTAGAAGCTATTTTAGAGAGGTTTGATGATGAGTAAGATATATTGGATCTTTGGACTTGCTATGGTTGCATTAGCAATATTTGGAACAGAAAAGGCTTTTAGTCAAACAACTACCATATATGCACCAGATGGCTCTGTTACAGTATGCCAAGTAAATACTAACGGTACTGTAATCTGTCTTTAATCGTCTAGTGGTGTTAGTTCACCGTAGATAGATAGTTCTTCGCCACTAATTTCTATATAGCTATCGTCATCTAACTGGATGATGATAGTGCTATCTCCATGTTCAGCTTCACAAGATATAATTGTTTTACCAAGCATGTGATTACAAATAATCTCTACTTCTGAACGTTGCATAATCAATCCTATATTTTGACGAATTTTTCTGATTTGTCTGATGTTAATTTTTTGTTACCTCTAAACCAAGAACCACAATTTTGACATTGGAATCTTGGATACTTTCCAGCAGTTAATACTGAATAACCACGTTGTTGAACTTTATGACTTGCACAACTTGGACATACTCTTTCTTCTGAAAAATGATTGTGGTTAGGATGATTACTTATCCAACCTTTAAACTTATCATATACTTTCTCTAGTAATACAACATCATTCCTATTGTATTCTTCCATGCGTTTCCATGCTGACCTATCGTTATTCATAACTTTAAGCCATAACTCATGACCTTCGTGAGCTGTCTTTTTACCAAGACCTAAACGCTGTGCAATATAGTCTAGTTTGTTAGAAACAAATCTAAACTTGCTACGAGATGTTTGTAATAAGTCTATATGTTTAGCAGGGCTAGGAGGTGGCATACCAGCTTCTAGGAATTCTTTATTAAGCATAGGTATATCAAACCTATTGCCATTATAGTGAACGATTGCGTCTGCTTCATCCATGAGTTTATGGATAGACTTTAACATTGATTTACGATCTGTTTTATATACAGAGTCAAACATAATCTTTTTATCACCATACCATTTAGCTGCATAGCAGAGTGTGTAGGATGACTCTAGGAGCTGATTAAGTGCAATGTTTTGTTGCCATATTCCCCATACTGTTGCAAGATTTGGCGCACATTCTATATCTAAAAGTAGTATCTTCAAGTAACTCTCCTAGTGTTGAGATACTTTATTATATACCCAAAAACAATTTACGTTCATCTAATCTTCTTTTTTGTAAACCTCTTAGTATCTTACCACCAGCTCTACAATACTTTACTAGCGAATCCATAGCCGCTTCTTTATCGCCACGAAGCAACGCTTGACGGATGGTTGAACGCTGAAAGCATCCAAGACCCAAATTAAAGCAAAAGCTAACAAGAGCATCAAATTCATGTTGTCTAAGAGGCACGTTAGGTAACATCTTACGTACTCCCAACTCGAAGCGACGTAGGTCTCGTTTAAGAATTGCATCTATTTCAGCCGGTGTAAAAGTGCGATTCCACTCTGAAGGCAAAGACTTACCATCACCGATAAGATGACCAACACCGACAGTCCACAAACCAGCAGGGCAACGATAAGGCTTGTTCCTAATTCCTTCATGATGTTTAATAAGTTGTATGCAACCATTAGATACTTTCACGTTTTTTCTCCCAAGTGCGAGAACCAAAGTAGAAGCCAATAATTGACGCTACTATGCTCATCTCGTCACTAGAGAATATGGCATCCATTGATTCAGGAGTAAAGCCACCAGTAGATTTAACTGCCCATACGAAACCTGCTATATCTACAAACACTAATAAACCTACGAATGTAAACGCTACAATAGGTCTTACAGAAGCATTTAAAGTCTTAACCCATGGTGCAGCTTCAGCAACAAGTTTAGCATCATGTGTGTATAATGCTTCACGTTCTTGTGCGTACGTTTCTGCGTACGTTCCTTCTAACTCAATTTCAGCAATCTTTTCTTGAGACTTAAAGCCTTGTTGAGCCATTAATAATGCTTGTTCATTCTGCATCTTTGCCATATCACGTTCATGCTTTTGGTCACCCTTTTGTTGAAAGAAACCAAGTAGTGATGGCAAGCCTGAAGTAGCAAAACCTAAAATACCTGAGATAATACTAAACATCTATAACTCCTTTGGATCATAACCAAGATTATTGGCTATGCGTTTTTGTAGTTTTAAAAATAAACCTTTATGACTTACATACTTTTCTGTTCTAGGTGATTCTAAATAACAGATCATATGTATAATTTCATGTGCTAAAGTCTTTATAACTGTATCTAAATGACCACACTTAGCAGTAGATATAGTAATAATATGTGGCTCACCTGATTCTGGTGGTTGATATTCACCACACATAGTATCGTCATGCACTACTACGAAATCAACCTTACTTGCAGGTGGTAACTTATATTCGTCAAACACAGGGAACTCTATTAAAGCTGAATATAGATTTGCTATATTGTTCTCTGTGATAAACGTCATGTTAGTTTCCTAGTGGATTTGTAAGTGCTTTCTTTAGTTCTTTCATATCTTGTTTGACATTAACTACATTGTCATTAGTAACTCGTTCTGCGCTTTTAGCAATGCCATTAGCTTCTATAGCTTTACCTAAAGCATCATTAGCTTTCTCTACAGCTCTGTTATTAGACATCATCATTTCAATAAGACGATTATCTGTAGTATCTGCTCTTTTTTCTAGTACTGTAATTCTTGTTTCAACATTACTCATTTTCTTGACTTCCTCTATCGTAGAGTTTAAGTCGTTGAAGAGGGTAATTCCGTAGTAAACTGGTCCACCTACTGCGGTTAATAGAATCGAACCTATCACCAATAGTTGTTTCGGTGTAAAGCGAGAAAGTAATGTCTTGAATTCGTCCATACTCATTTTCCTGTTCTAATTTTATTGTTTCTTGTATCTGATCTTGTTGCATGTTATAGGCTTGGTTAATAAGCTGTAGACTCATAACTAATCCAAAGCCAGGTACTAACTCTTTACCTTTAGGTACTTCTGGTGTTTTTATTTCTAGTTTAGTTTCAGACTTTGTTTCTATCTTAGGTCTATCTATAACCTGCGTCGTCGTAGTATCTTTTACCTGTATGGTTGCTACCGAAGTAGTTACTGTTTCCGGTGTCGTTTGCAATGCAGTCAGTTCCGGTGCAATTACAGGTTCTATTGGGATTAATGGTGCAGTTGTGCCTTGTGCTATCGGACTGTTTGGATTCAATGGCGATATTGGACTCACAGGAGATTCCACATTTGTGGGATTTGTGATAGATTTCACACATGTATTTGAAACTTGAATCCAAGAACCCCATACAGGAGTTGCATAAGGATCTTGGCAGATTGAACTGCGAGATTCTTGTATTAACCCAACATATCCAGCTTCGCATGTTAAAGTTCTGTATTCTGTTGCTTGGAAACACGTTGGCGGATCTTGGACACAATTATCAGAAGCTGTTGTCCAATCAGACCAAGAATTCGTTTGACAAGTATAAAACCTGCTTTGGTTAATGCCACCACTATAGTGAGGAAGCTGACAAGCAATGGTTCTATTTTCTGTTTGATCTTGACAAACTGGTGTTTGATATATTGAACAATACGGATCGTTAGGTCTATACCACGTGCAATAATGATCTTCAAGAGCATCATTAACTGCAATGTCATAACATACCATTGAGCCACTTTGATACCAACCTTCTGGCGTAGTTGAGAAATTACAGTACCAAGCATAAGCATTACTCCTTATTAGTAGAAGAAACAGGAAGGTTATAATCCTCACCATATAACTTTTTAAACCTCTCTGGGTATTTAGCAAACCATGCTTTTTTAGCTGCAGGACCAACAGCACCCATAAATGGACATGGACTTCCTGACATTTCCATAGCGTTCCATACTCTGTCATCTTGACATAATAAAGATACTGCTGCTACTTTTAGTCCACCTGCATTAAGAGCATTAAATAGCTTTATACGTTCACAATTTTCATCAGTAATGGTAATACCACCACTTACAGAAATAACACCTGTATTAGCACCGCCACTCACTCCAGAACGACACATGTCATTAGAGAATCCTGATATGCTTGGAGCCATAGCAGAAGGTACTGGCATACCTCTGTTATTAATGGTAGTAGTATCAGCGTGTGCTGTATGGATTAAACATAGTAATAAACATACAATAGTTAACCAATATAATATTTTCATTTTATACCATTAGTAAGTAAGTAAACAATAATGAAACCTGCTGTTCCTAGTAATATTTGTTCTAATCGTTTTAGTCTTGCGTTTATTTGCTCATAACGTAACGCACAAATCTCTTCATGCGTAGTTAAGCGTGAATCTGTGTCGTTCTTAACCATTACTATTCCTTATTCTTGAATATTAAGTAAGCCTTGATAAGGCACAAAAGGCGCTGTTCTTGGCGTATATTGTGGAGTTGCAAGTAGTCTTTGACCTTGTGGTGTCATTAAACCATATCTAGCACCAAGTCTTGCCGGTGCTAAAAGTGATAATGCAGGAACACCAGTCATGATATCAACACCAGCTCCAGCTCCAGCACCGTATAAATCTAATGCTGAAAATGGTGCAGGTGCTTCTGCAACTACTTTAGTTGTTTTTGGAAATGCTTTAGCATATTTACCCACTAAAGCCAATTCGTTTGTAATAGGCACACCTTGATCTAATTGTTTAGCTATCTTCTTAGCATCTACAGTTCCTGTTTGTGGATTTAATGCTTTTTCTACTGTAAATGTTTTAGCAATATATCTTCTTGCATCTCTAAACTGGTTAATAAGTTCAGGTTGACCTAATTTAACAACATGGTTTTCAATAGCTTTTTCTAGTTTATCAGCTTCAGCTAAGTATCTATTACCACGTGCTACTTCTTTAGGATTAGGTTTCATAATGTTAGTACCTGATCTTAAGTAAGCACTACCATCACTACGTAACTCTTTTAACTTTTGAATAGCTGTTGCAGCATCTATAGTATATGTATCAGGTATATCTTGCATAAGAGCATTTTTACCACCTGTTACTTTATTGATACCTGTAACGATATTAGAGAATGGATTTTTATTACCTAAACTAATAGTTCCTGTTTCAGCAATAGCTTCATAAGCAGGGTATACAGATGTTCTAGCATTTTCTAATACTTCTGTTGTTAGTGGTGTATCTTCAGGTAAGTCTAAATATCTCTTAGTAAGATTATTTGTTACTTGTTGATTTCTTGCACTAGCTAACTCTTCTGTTTTAAATTTACCAGAAACACCTTCTAAGAAACGACCTGTTCTTCTGCCACCTACATCTGTAGGCAATGCTACATATCCAGCATCTCTACCTAGTTTTAATGTTTCATCTCTATTAGCATTTTGTATTTGTTGAGTAGATGGTCCAATAGCTCTAGGTCTTACAAGTCCTGCACCTGCTAAACCACCACCTAAACCAGCTAAAGTTTGCGCAACTGTACCACCACCTAATTCTTGTGCTGTTGCTTGTCCTAAACCTCCACCTGTAGCTGATGCTGCTTGTGTAGGTGCATTTGCAGTAAATGCTTGTTGGATAGTTTTACCTAATTGCGATATAGGTTTAAATGTTTGTGCTACAGTTCCAAGTCCTAATGTACTAGTTAAAGCTCTTGTAGGTCCTGCTACCATTCTTTCCAAACCTGTTGATGGTGTAGGTAAGTTTAAAGTTTCAGCAAGTGGTCTTGCTTGTAAACTTTCAGGCAATACAAGGTTTAATGCACCACGAACAGGTGAAGCTAATACGTCAGCAGCTTCTGTTAAATAACGACTTGTTAATCCTAATTGTCTTTTTAATCTGTTACCAACAGAAGGTTGTGAAGTTTGAGCAATTGGTTTATCCCATGTAATATCTTGCGGACTAATTGCAGGTGATTCATCCCAAGTAATGTCATTTGGATTAATCGCCATAACCTATACTCCCATCAGAATATTGAAAAACTGTTCTACCTGATTTATCTTTACCAGTTCTAACTACTCTTTTTTGTTGTGCTGGTGCTTTTTCTTCTGTTTTTCTTTCTACTGGAAAATTAGCATTTGACTTCATACCTTCTTCAGCTATTCTTCTAGCT